GATTATATACTATATTTCTATAGTATCAACTCTGTTAATGCGTGGTTAGATCCTATAGAACCTTTATAAAAAGTATTAAAAGCTAGACTTATTCTTGTGTTATTACCTTGTTTAGTTTCTACTTGATGAATAGTTGATGATGGAAACATAAATAAATTACCCGTTTCTACAGGAAAAAACCAAGTTTTAGAATTCCATAAATTCCATTTTTCTGTTTCAGGTCTCATTTGTTGATAAGATATAGGATGTGAAAAAAGTATTTTATCATTTTTAATATCTGAATCAAAATACAACACACCAGATATTGCTGAATTAGGATGAGCGTGTTGGTGGTGATATTGATTTGTTTCTGTATAATTTAACCAAGATTGAGTTATGTAAAGTTCAAGATTATTTTTTGGACAAATAACTGTATCTAAATATTCTTTGCAATGTTTATCTAAAAACTTTTTTATATTTTTAAATTCTTTTCTATTTAATATGTAATTATCTTTTGTATGAATATTACCTGTATTATTAAAACAATATTTTTTTTGTTCTTTTACAAATTGTAATTCTTGTTTTGTAAAAGGTCTATTTATTTTTGTAGTATAAATAGGAGTTGAAAATAAACTATGTATTATTGGTTTTGTCATTACCAAGACCAAGATACAAAAGAGTATCTTGTTCCTTTTGTTACTGGTTTAACTAAATGTGGATATAAAAATACAGATGGAAATAAAATTAAATCTCCAGGTTTAAATTTAATTTCATAATCATCAAACATAATAAATTCTCCGCCCTCATAATCATTATTTAAAACCCCTACAATACTTAAAATTGGTATTCCCTTTACATCTCCTGAAAATATATTGTGAATGTGGTCAAAATGTTTAGACATAATTTGATTTTTTTTATATCTATTAAATCTTATTTTAGAAAAACCTTCCCAACCAGCAAAACCCTCACCACCTATTTTTTCAATAACAATGTATTTTTCTAAAGCTTTCCAAGTTAAATTATAAAGATCATTAAAATGAGTTAAGTTATCTCCGTGACATACATTGGGTTCTCTTTCTCCATTTTCAGTATAAAGTTTATTTGGTTCTTTAGGATTGTGGTATTTATGTTGTTCCCACGTTTTATCTTCAGATAATTCTTTTATGGATTTATTACAAATTTTTTTAGGAATCCAGTTATCTAAATGAAGTATATAGTCTTTTAAATTTTTCATCACCACCTTATAAAAATTAAAGTATGTTATTTTTTAAGAATTGTCAATCAACTTGATCCCATTGTTGGGTTTCTTCATTCCACATATATAAATTATTATCGTCTGGTTTTTCTACAGGTGCCTCCCATTGACAAGTTGTTTCATTAAGTGTCCAACTGTCAAAAGGTTTAGGAGGTATAAATGCATCTTTATCTTTATCATATGTAAATCCTATACCTGCATAATTTTTTCTAATACTACCATCATAAGAAGTTAGTATCCATTCGCCTGGTTCATTATCTACATAAGTATCAAAAAACTCTGCTTCAGCTCTTATTACCCTTGTAACTATTCCATCTTTTACTTTTGCAAAATGTGTCATAAATTTAACCTATATTGTGTACCTTAATATAACAATACCGTCTGCACCATTTGTTCTTGTTGCATACGAACCTCCACCACCACCGCCTGTGTTAGCAACGGCTGCACCAGCATTTCCACTAGGTGTATTGTCTCCACCACCATCTGCGCCTCCACCAGCTCCACCATTTCCACCACCATTTGAAGTTGGTGCGTGTCCACCACCTCCAGCTCCACCAGCATAATATCCACCATCACCTGTTGATGTAGCAGTAGCCCAAGCTGAAAAACTATTAGATCCAGGACCACCATTACCACCATCTCCTCCTGATCCAGTACCATTAGCTCCACCACCATTTTTACCACCACCGCCACCTGCAGTAGCATAACTACCAGGAGAGCCAGTACCATCTCCACCAGCAAATCCTTGTCCAGGAGTTCCTGAACCTCCAGATCCTGCGGGTGGTGACCAACCTCCGTGTCCACCTCCACCTGATCCACCACTACTACCATTTAAACCAGGAGCAGGACCCGAACCACCGCCTCCTCCTCCAGTAGAAGTTACTGAATTAAAAGAAGAATTGGCTCCATTAGCACCGGGAGAACCTTGTGCACCACCGCCACCTACTACGACTCCATAAGTAGCTGCACCAAGACTAGCTGAACCATTTTGCATTCCTCCGGCTCCACCGCCTCCAGTTCCACCACCACCTCCGCCAGCAACGATAATATATTCTACTGTGTGTGTTTGACCAGTTGGAATTATAAAATTACTAGAAGATGTAAATGTATGATAACGATAACCCCCAGACTCAACTGTTGTTCCACCAGTAGGAATAGTGTCTGCTTCAGTTGTATTTGTTGATTCGTTTATAACTAACCAACCTTTTGTTGCATCAACGTAAATAAGAGTTAGAGCTGTTCCGTTTGTAGTAAATGTTGGATCATTTCCTGTGTCTCCACCAATAGGAGATCCATTTCTTCCAATAGTTAATTTATTAGTTGCAAATGAATATGAGTAATCTTTACAAGATACAATATCCCCTGCGCTTGGTGATGCAGGAAGTGTCATTGTAGAAACTCCTCCAGATGTATTTATAAAATAACCTTCTCCATTTACAGCTGTAAAAGTTCCTGTCTTAATTGAACCTGTTTGCCAATCAACAGTTCCTGTTCTACCAAATCCTGATTGTGATGCACCTGATGCTAAATTAACAGTATCTCCCGATGCTCCTAAAGTAATTGTAGTTCCTGATTGACTAATTAAATTTCCACCATCTGCTGCTTGAATATTATTTCCGCCTGTTCTAACGTTGTCTCCAGCTTTACCAATAGTAACGGTATTACCACTTTCATTAATAATATTGTTACCGTCTGTATCCTGAACTGTATCTACTTTTATAATACTACTCATTTAAATCCCATTGTTTTGTTTACTTTTATTTCACTCATCATATACTCATTAATGCTTGGATTTCTTCATCATCTAATCCCAAGTCTTTTAATTTTTGTTTACCAGATAATTTTTTATTTTCTTTATTTTGTATGTTTAAATTATGAGCATCTAATAACTCTTGTGCTTTTGTATCTATTTCTGATTGTGATGGCATAGTTTTGCTTTTATCTTCAAGTTCATAAGTAAATTGATTTGTTTCTAAATTTTCGATAACTATTGAATTAGAATTAGTTAATTCACTAATTGCTGTACTATAAAAATCTTTCTTATCTAAACTCATTATGCTACCCACTCCATTACTATTAAAGATGCTCTTTGAAACTTAACTGTTTGACTAGTTCCCTCTGAATAATTATGACCTTTTCCAGTTATAGTAATCGCATTAGTTGAAGAATTAGCATAACTTTTTATCATAGATAAATTTTGTCCATAAATTTGACCAGCAAAAGCTGTTGCTGCATTATAATATCCATATTGAGTTAAAAAATCATTTGTGTGGCTCATACCACTTGTTTGTTGTAAATCTAAACCTAATGACCAACCACAAAGACTACCATTACTAACTGTGTCCATACCAGCACTTAATATACAAAGTATATTTGAACTTGAACTTGTTGGTGTAAATGTCATTGATCCAGCAACTATATCAAAAAAAGTGCTGGTAGTTGCTGTACTAGATGTTAGAGCATTATTATATCTATTTTGTACTTTTAATATTTTTCCAGCTGCTGCTGGTGTTGCAAAAGTTGGAGGAGCACCTGCTCCTGCACTTGTTAAAATTTGTCCTGCACTCCCTGTTGCAACTGCAACTGGATTACCAGATGCATCATAAGAAATAATATTGCCATCAGTACCTGGAGCCATTTTAGCTAAAGTTACTGCATCATCTGCAATTTGTGCTGTTGCAATTGTTCCTGTAAGACCAGAAGTTGGAATACCTGTAACTGTTCCTGAATTAGCTAAAGTCGCGCCTGAAGGAATAGTTATAGTATCTCCACTATCTCCTAATTGTAGACCTGTTCCAGATCTTGGACTTACTTTATTTACTTTTACTTCACTCATTATGCTCCACTTGGTTTAGTTGGAAATACTACTGCATTTACTTCTTCTACAGTTGTAAGACCATTTGTTATATCTCTTAAATTAGTTCTGTATGTTTGCCATTCAGTTTTTTTAGTTGATGTCAAAGGTGAATTGTTTAATTCTATCCAATCGCATTCTTGTAATAATTTATTTCTATCTTGTCTTAAATCTATCATTGATTGTTCAAATGCAGTTAGAGGTGTTACTTGTCTTGCATCAAATTCAGCTTGTTCTTCAGCTGTCATATCTCTAACTACATCATTAATTTGTATTTTTGTCATAATTAACTATCCTTAATTCCAAATACTGTCACATTTCCAGCACTTAAATTTCCTGTTTCAAAAAAAAGTCTAAATCCTGTATATGAATTTGTTGTATTTTGATAACCACCTGAAAATAAATTCTGTGCATCTCCACCATTTCTTCTTCCAGCACATAAAGAGGTAAAACTTGTGTATAAACCAGCTTGTGGTCTATAGACTGTCATATCAAAATTAATTGCTTGTCCTGTATTTGCAGAATTTGTTATAATTCTCCAAGCTGTTGTGTTTTGATCTCCATCATCAACCGCGTTTCCATTACCACGTTGACCAACTCCTGTCCAATAATATGCTGAAGTTGTCACAGCACTTGTTGTTCTTAATTGCATTTCAAGACGATTATTATTATCTGCCATATTTATACCTGATCCAATAATTCTATAGTTTTGATAAGTAGATGAAAAAACACTATTTATATCTAGTGTACCAGCATTTGATAAAGCAGTATTAGAGATAAATTCAAAACCACCACCACCAGCTTCCGCAAAAGTTGGAGGTGCACCTGCACCTGCTGAAGTTAATACTTGTCCTGCACTTCCTGTTGCTACTGCAACTGGATTACCTGAAGCATCATAAGAAATAATGTTTCCATCTGTACCTGGGGCCATTTTACCTAAAGTTACTGCATCATCTGCAATTTGTGCTGTTGAAATTGTTCCTGTAAGAGAAGAAGTTGGAATACCTGTAACTGTCCCTGCATTAGCTAAAGTTACACCTGAAGGAATACTAACTGTATCTCCAGACGTACCTAAAGTTAAGGTTGTACCTGATTGCGGATCTACCTG